TTGAATTAGCATTAACACCAGAATCACCCGCAACACCTGTGACTCCTGTAGCTGAAATAAGTCTTTCACCTGTAACTAATATAAGTCCAGAGGTAGAAAAAAATAACTTAACAAATTAATTTAAACAGCAATGAATATTACAGTAATAATTCCAATACACGAGTATAATGATAAACTTTCGGTGCTTTTAGACAGAGCAATTGAATCAGTACTTAAACAGGAAAAAATTGAAGTCTTACCACAAATACTCGTAGTTTATGCATCAGTAATCGAAACAGGCATCACAGGATTTCAACAAAACCTTTTAAAAAAATATCAAGATGCCTTAGACATTCTCTTTATTAAAAATGAAGGCAAAACAGATTATCAATCACAGGTTAACCTGGCAGTTGAATCGGTAACTACCGATTATTTCTCGGTACTTGAATTTGACGATGAATTCGGCACTACATATTTTAGTATTGTAGAAAGATATATCAAAACTTATCCAGAAATTGATGTTTTCTTAACAATGATGATTGAAGCAAACGAAAAAAATGAGGGCATTAAACTGACAAATGAAACCGTTTGGGCACAACAGTTTGTTGGTGAAAATGGTGAAATGGGTTATCTGAATCTAAACGCATTAAAACAATATACTGACTTCAAACTTAGTGGCGGTGTAATTAAAAAATCAGAATTTTTGAACATTGGCAAATATAAAGTAAATATTAAATTGACTTTTATGTATGAATTCTTGTTGAGAGCACTAAATAATGCCTGTAAAGTTTTCACCATACCAAAAATCGGTTATAAACACCTTGCAACCCGTGAAGGTAGTATGTTCAATGATTTTCAAAAAAATATGCCAATGAACGAAAGAAAATTCTGGTTCGATACGGCAACTAAAGAAGCAAATTTCGTTAATGATAGACCAATTGACATGTCGAGAATGCTGAAAATTGTCGTTGATGAACAAAAATAATTTTAGCTTGATTCTATTATGAATGAAAGAGGAAGAACCATTAGAAAATGTTCCATATTTTGCAGAGAGGGAAGAACAGGCAGTTATTGACTACATTAATTCAAATTCAGCAGAAGAAAAAAACCGAATTTATAATCAAATACTGATTGAACCCTTTCGCAAGATGATACAATCCATTTTACGCAGATATCCAATACATATAGGAAACTACGAAATGGAAGAGGTTGAATCAAATGCTTTGACCCACCTTATTGAGCATATGGTAAAGTTTGACCCAAACAAAATAACGAAGTCCGGGGTTAAAACTAAAGCATACAGCTATTGCCAGACAATTATTAGAAATTACTATAAAGACCATAGTAAGAAAAGTTATACCGAGAAAAAAATTAATCTGAGTTTTGATGATTATGTTGATGAGATTAACGAAAATATCGAATATACCTATGAAATGGAAGTAGACAGTCACAATCAACTTGATAAACTCATTCAGACAGTTATCAATAAAATTGAAGAAAAAATTAATCCACCGAATGATATTTTTATGAAAAGAAATGAAATAATTGTCGGTGATGCAATTGCTAATGTGCTGAAAAACTGGCACATACTTTTCATGGAAGATACCCCAGAGGGTAAATACAATAAAAGAATAACAAATAAGTTTGCCAAAAACAAAATTTTGCTGTTCTTGAAAGAACAAACAGGATTATCGACTAAGGAAATTCGTATCGCCATAAAACCTTTCAAAGAAATCTATTTTATTGAAAAAATAGACTACTTGGATGATTAGAAATTTAATAACCCGTATTTATATGTACTAAAACTATAAAACGACATGGCAAGACCAGTAAGACGTAGGATAAAATTTGATGAGGCAAGCGTAAATGACTTACTTCAAGAAATTTATAATGATAGCCACAGTATAAAGGCTAAAATTACCCGTTTGTTCACCAAATGGGAATTAAAGGTTAAGGAAAATAGCGAAGTTGCGGCAATTGGTGACCAAATTGTTAAACTAATTATGGCTGAAGCTAAAAATCAAGACCAAAAAATTATGCTTCTCAAGTATTTAAAAGAAGTCGTATATGATACCAAAAGCACAAATCCTAATGGTATGCCAAAATCCGATGAGGGTGATGGCACTATGACTACTGCAAGAAGAAATGAACTCATGCAAATGGTAGAAGAATCAATTGAGAAAAAAGAAAGAGAAAAGCAACAGTAATGGGATTAATTGACCAGAAAAAAAGCATTTTCACTACAATTGGCTCATATAACTCTATGATGCAGGGTGGAACTATGCCACAAACAACCAATTTGTTTTCGTCAATTAATAATAAAAAAGATGTAGTACCATTATTATTGGATATTATGAAAGTTGTTGTTGGTAGTGATGCATTACAAGAATTAACGGGTCAATTATTTACAAAATTTATTGATAATGTTCAGCCAACACTAAAAATCGCAGTAAAAAATCAAGCCGTTCAATCAGATTCTGGTGCAGTTATTCCCAATGGCTTTAAAAATAATGGTTATAATGTAAAAGTAAAGGATATTGATGTTTACGGCTTGTTTAAAACCAATCCAAGTTCTACTGAAGGTAGCATGTTATATAATTCAGTACCCACGGACTTTAATAGTATGGCGTATCAAGCAATACAAAATGCCGGAACATCAGTGTCATTCGGTGGAACATTGCTTATGAAATATGATTCACTAACCGATACATTTAACTTTAAACCTGACCCCGCCTTTGGCACAAATCCGAAAACTGGTGATTTTCTTAATGGTTTTGTGGATAAAATGCAGATTATTGATAAAAAGACTTTTACCACAAACGTAATGAATCAAATTTACGGTACAATTGCAAAAGCACAGGGTAAATCTGTCGAAGAAATTGCCGAAGAACTTCAGATTAATAAATTACTTGACCAATTAATTAATGATAACGACAGTTTCATCATATCTCCCCAAGATTATGAAGCATTATTAAAACAAGCACAGGAAATCGCAAACGGTGTGGTCTATTACGATATGGGTTGCGGTGTCATGGATGCAAGTCTGCCACTAAGCGGATTATCCAATCTCATTTCAAGTATTAGTGGTTCTACTGACCCATTTTTTGTTGGTAATCAGATAAATAATACTATTTCCGGAAGTACAAAAAATAATCCATCAACTACAGAAGCAAATAAACAAACAATTAAAGACGGATTTTTTCAGAAATTAATCAAGCTAATAACAAGCACACTTGCACAAGCGGTGTGTACTGCACCGCAAATCAGAACACTATTAGGAATTATTAGCGGATTTCAAAACCAAGGTAATGTGCAACTTGGTAGTCCGAAAGATGATTTAAAAAAGTTCAAGGTATATTTGAAGTGTATTATTAAAACAGCAATGTCAATGATAAATAAATTCATATTCGACTTAATTGTAATGCTTTTAAATAAATTGCTTCTACCAGTAATTAAGGCAATTATTGCAGAAAAAATAAATCAATATGTTGGAGCGTTAAAAAGTCTAACTGGCGCAGCAACAGGATAATAAAAACAAATATGATAGTAGACCAAAAATTAAACAAACAGTTTGTGGGCGTTTATCTTATTGATGGTGATATAGAGGGCACACAACTCGCAACAACAGTTAAACCAAATTGGTTCAGGATACTGATGACCAATTGGATTTTAGGTTGGAAATGGATTAGCATCGCTCAATTAAAACTAAAACAAGAAACCATAAAAAAAGTAAAAGCATAATCATATGGCTATCGATTTCAATAGTGTAGAATCAATTATCGGGGGGTTTAACAAAATACTCTCACTTTCATCAATTGGTGGACCACCAGCGTTGCCAGCAGTACTTATATTAGTGGGTACTCCTACACGTCCGGGACTATCTGCCATTAAAATGGCGAATAATGTTATTGCTAAAAAGTCTGATGCGGGATTACCTGTTGGTCCTCTGCCTTCTGGTGGTGTAAGTCCAGATGAATTAATGGAAAGATACAGAATGCAAGAAATCGTAAGAGCAATTCAAGAAGATATGGTTATAACTGTTGTGATTCCACCAGGAATTACACTCAGCGCATCAGGTATTGGACCAACAGGACCAGTTTCCGTATTTGGTTCAACAATTTATTACGCAAAAGGTTATGGTGTCGCACAATAATTTTACTTAAATTTATATGAATATGGATACAAAATTTGCAATATATGAACCATTTCGCCCGAATCGCTGGATACTAAGTTTTCCCGATGATTTTGATTTACCAGAATACTGTGTTAGTAAGGTTTCAAACTTGAAACATTATAGCAGTGGTAGAGGTAGTTGGAAAAAAATTACAATTACGTTATACGATATTATCGGTGTGTCTGCAACAAAAAAATTACTTGATAATCTAAATCATGTTCCATTAAAAGTTCAATTAAAAAAATTAGACCCAACAGGTGTTGAAATTGAAACAATTGAAATTTTTTCCAATATAGTTGATATTGATTTGGGTGAATTTGATTATGCTTGTGATGACTTAAGCAAAATCAAAATAAAAATAACACCAACTAAAGTACAGGTATCTGATAAAATAGAAAAGTCGTAATGGAAGATTTAAGCGAATGCACGCCAACGCAGTTACTGAAGATGATAAACGATTCTAAGGTAGAACACGAAAATCTTAAAAAGGAAATTGTTAACCTTACCTATGAGGTAGATACACTTGAATCAAAAATTAATGCAAAAATTGCTGAACTTACTATTGCAGAACAACGATATGTCGAATTAATTGAAGAATTAAACAATAGAAAAAATGCCATACGATAAACCAATATTACAAACATCTGACCCATATCATAAACAGGGTGCAAATATTTCTGTTACCAGAACAATCTACTATGGTGAAGTTGTTGATATTGTAGACCCTACAGATGGTGGTAGAATTAAGGTAAAAATCCCAGACTTGGACAACAAAACAGGAAATGCAGAATTACCTTGGTGCTATCCTATGTTATCAAAATTCTTTCATGTTTTTCCAAAAGTAGGAGAAATGGTAAGGGTGTTTATTGAAGATGTTAAATATCCACAAAGAAGCCGATATTGGGAAGGTCCGATTATTAGCCAACCCCAAAAAATTGAATTTGATTCGATTTATACCGCACTTTCAACAACAAATATGGCAATGACTACACCCGATGTTGCACCTTCAACACTTCCCGATGCGATTGGTGTTTATCCGTTGGTTGATGATGTTGCGATTGTTGGTAGAATTAACACTGATATTATTTTAAGAATTAATCAATTATCGCTAAGAGCAGGACAGCACGAAAATGGTAATGCTCTTAAACTTAATACGAAAAATCCTGCAAGTATAGACATGACGTTTGAACCAAAATTGTCTGAAAATGATTATTATAGTAACACAATAATTCAGTCAGATAAAATAGCAATTTTGTCACATGACGGAAGACCTCAATATAAAGCAGTAAGACTTACTACGCAAGACCGTCAAAACATATTCGATACTGGTCATCCAATGGCAAGGGCAGATGTGCTCGTAGAAGCATTGAACATAATGAGAAATGCAATCATTACACACATACACCCATATTCAAATGTTCCTGTAGATAAGACCGCAATCATTAATAGCTTAGAAAGTATTAATTTCGATGCCATCTTACAAAAAAACATTGTCATAAATTAATTTTTCCTTACTTTTGTTCTAAATGGATTTACAATTAGTACCAGCAAAATTATTTACTGCATTTAACGATGTTACGTTTTATGATGAACCCCACAAATATTTTCTTGATGGAAAAGAACTTATTTCGGTTACAACACTAATACATAAGTACCAAGAAGAATTTCAAGAAGATTTCTGGGCAGAGATTAAAGGTTGTCAACACGATTTAACTCCAAATCAAGTTAAACGAGCCTGGAGATTCATTAATAAGAAGGGTACTATCAAAGGTTCTGCTATACACGATTATGCTGAAAATCTATTTCAAAATAAAGAATTTGAGTATCCTCTGCAGACAATCGTAAATGAATTTGGCTTTGACCCTGTTTTAACTGAGTACAATACTACGAAAATGCACGTAGATAAGTTTTATAATGATGTACGGGGTAAATTAATCCCCATTCGCACAGAATTTGTTGTATATGACAGAGAATCACTTATTGGTGGAATGCTTGACATGCTCTTTTTTAATGTAAAAGCTGGAGAATTTCAAATCTGGGATTGGAAAACTAACAAAAAGTTTGATAGGGAAGAAAAAAGTAGACATTTGCTTAACGAACTCTGTATGATTGAAGATTGTGACTTGGAAATTTATAGTCTGCAATTGGAACTCTATAAGTACATCATTGAAAAAAACACTGGAATAAAATTAGGTGATTCTTATGTTGTGTGGTTCTCACACAATAATCCAACATACGAAGTAATCAAAACAAAAAACAGAAGATACGACATTGAAACAATTGTCAATCTAAGAATCCAAGACATTGCTGCTTAATAGCTATTATTTTATCTATTAAATGCCCAAATGTACTATAATAGATAAAATATTATACGTTATGCTACGTGTGACCATGACTTTTTTAGAATAATGCTACTTATTGTCGCTTGTGTTACATTATATATCTTAGATAGTTCTGTTTGAGTATGTTTTTTATTTTCATATTCATATCTGATTAAAATTACATCATCCTCATTTAGCTTATGTGCATTTGAGTCATTCCCTTTACGTTTTTTTGCTTTATCTGAAATTATTTTTCTGCTTTTTTCCGACATTTTCATTTCAAATTTAGGGTGTTGCTTACCAAATTTTCCGTACATCGGATTATTTTCACCTGACATTCGTTGTGATATTAAATCTTTAGTTTCTTGGCGACATTTTCTATTTAAAAAAATTTGTTTAGGGTCATTAACATTATAACCACATGATTTGTCCTTGGATTTGTGAATGTAAACGTATTCGGTTTCTCTTACCAATAAGTCATTAATACTACATTCAAGTAATATCGAAAATTCAAACACACTACACCCATATTTATTCCACGATGACTGTAAATGTGAATTGTGGTGTTTATTATGATTTAAATACCACCTATGGTCACGCCATCTTTTGTTAATATCAGTGGCACTACCAATATAGACTTTATTGTTTACTGTGTTCAATATTTTATATATTCCAGTTTTCATATAAAAAGAAACCACAAATATACTAAATATTTGTGGTTTTCATTAATGTCGCAATTTTAGCCAATTTGCTGTAAACCAATCTATTAGAGGTTTAAAATGCATCTCCACGGCTGTAGTTCAAGTGTTATCTTCTGTAATTCATCGCTTGAATAGTCGTTGTCACCAAAGTCAATACTTACTATTGAACATTGTTCCAAGAACCACTTTTCAACTTCAATACCTGTTGGGTCTAATGCTTTTAACAAGATGTTTTTCTTGTATCCTGCTGCGTAACCCATACGACCTGTAAGAGATTCAGCGTGTAAACGAACCCATTCCATGAGTTGCTGTGATGAAGATGGACCAATTGGGTCAAGGAAATCAATTGACATTGTTTCCCAAGTATATCTACCAGCTACATAGTTTTGTTCATTCATAAACTGAATTGCGACAGAATTGATTTTCATAGAAGGTCTTTTAAATTTCTGTACCTTCCAAACCTCAATTCCTAATTCATCTGCGAACTCCGCAAAGAATCTGTTTATTCTTTTGGGTTCATATTCAAAAGGGATGCCCCTAATCATTTCTCCTGCCATGTTATTATCTGTTTTAAAATATAATACTTATTTTTCTAATAAATACTATCGTATTTGGAAAATAAATTATAATAGCGGGATTATTCCGGTCTTATGGTATATGTTCATTTCACAGGCGGTCATTTGGGCAAAAGTTTTTTTCTTTCTTTCAACTGGAGCAGGTGTTTCCATAACAGGAATAAATGGTGCTTCAACAGGAAGTGTCAAATCACATGCAGGTACGTCAGGAAGTTTTTTAAATTCTTCAACAGCTT